GCTCAAGTTGCACGAAGAGCGTTGCTTGTCGAAGCGGGCTGCCTGACATGAATACCTCCCTCCTAGCTGCGATGCGGCTTTTTGCCGGTGCGGGAAACCCCGGCGTTTCTTACAACCAGCACAGAGCGGCAGGAAATGTCCGTCTGTGCGAAACCGAACATAGCAAGCTACTGAGCGGGCGGGCGGCATGATTTCGGCACATCCCGCAGCGGTGCAGGAATACCGCAACCAGACCGACCGTATCGCGGCCATGTACGGGTTCAGGACTCTTTGCAGGAAGTGCGGAAAGTCTATGGGGCCTGCCGGAAGGAAGAAGAACATGGTTGCCGGAAAACAGCAGGGGTGGATTTGTGCGGGGTGCGTGAAATGCGCATGACCGAAACTGATCTATCTGCATTCCAAGCTCGTGAGGCTTCGCGGGGCAACGTCAAGCCGTTGAAGCTGAAACGGCCTGAGCCGAAGGAGTCCGATATTCAGGCTTCGATTCTTCGGGCGCTGCGTGTTCATCCGGCTGTTAGTCATAGCTGGCGTCAAAACACAGGCGCTATGGCTATTGGCGAGGGCAAGGCGCGGCGATTCGTTCGCTTTGGACCCAAGGGTATGCCCGACATCTGCGGATTCCTCACAGACGGCAGGGCGCTCTATATCGAGTGCAAGACCAGGACGGGCAGAGTGTCACCGGAGCAGCAGGAATTTCATGATAAAGCGAAGAAGGCCGGATGCGTGGCGATCATCGCGCGGTCGGTGGCTGATGTTTGGGAAGTGTTGGATGGCGTATTGCGCGGCCAGAACAGCGCACAAAAGGAACTGGCCTCGTCATAGCGCGGAAACGCTCAGAGGCCAGCTAACTACCGGGAGCAATTATGCAACAAGATCAATCAGTTTTGCAAACTGCCAACAATCCGCCGCCAATTTTCACGGCTGGCGACTATTACCATTTCATTTCGGCGAAGCGCCATTCTCTTGGAGATTATGGGTTTGAGGCGTCATGGATGCCGCAAGACGCTTTTGACTTTCAGGAATGGATTGTCAGGAAAGCAGTAAGAAAAGGCCGAATCGGCGTGTTTGCTGATACTGGCCTTGGCAAGACGCTAATCCAGCTTTCTATCGCAGAAAACGTCATTCGCAAGACGAATGGTCGGGTTTTGATCTTGACCCCGCTGGCAGTTGCTTTCCAGTTTATTCAAGAGGCTGATCGTATCGGTGTTTCCGATATCGAACATATTCGCGACGGTTCGCACATGACGAAGAAAATTGTCGTCTGCAACTATGAGCGGCTGCACTTGCTGAACCCGGAAGATTTTGAATGCGTGATGCTTGATGAGTCGAGCATCTTGAAGAACTTTGCCGGCAAGACGCGGGATCTGATTGTAGCTTTCATCAAGCGGATACCGTATCGCTTCCTTGCGACAGCAACCCCATCGCCGAATGACTTTATCGAGCTTGGCAATAGCTCTGAGGCGCTTGGCTATATGGGCTATATGGACATGCTGACCAAGTTCTTTAAATCGAACCAAGGCAGCGTCGATAGCAACAATAGAAACATCGGAGAGAAGTTCTACCTCAAACCACATGCCGAGATGGATTTCTTCGCCTGGGTTAATCAGTGGTCAGTGATGATTAAGAAACCGTCCGATATTGGGTTTTCGGATTCCGGGTACGACCTTCCTCCACTGACAACCAATCAGCACCTAGTCCATAACGCGAACACTTGGTGCATTAATGGGCAGACATCCTTATTTGCCATGCCGGCAAAAACAATGACCGAAGTCAGGGAAGAACAAAAGCTAACGGTCAAGGAGCGATGCGAAAAAGCTGTATCGCTGGCCGATGGCAAGAACTCGGTCTATTGGTGCAACCTGAACGAAGAAAGCTCTTTACTGAAGCGCCTCGATTCTGATGCGGTTGAGATCGTCGGAGGAATGTCGATTGACCAGAAAGAAGAGATTCTTGTCTCGTTTGCCAAAGGCGAGATAACTAGGCTTATCACGAAAGCCAAGATGACCAGCATGGGCTTGAACTGGCAGCACTGTAACCATACTGTGTTCTTCCCGACTTGGAGTTATGAGCAGTATTACCAAGCGATACGACGTTTTTGGAGATTTGGGCAAAAGAGAGAAGTTGTCTGCGACATGGTTATTTCGGATGGACAAGAGCGAGTTATCGAGGCGCTTAATCAGAAGATGGGCAAGGCAATTGAGCTTTACGGGAATTTGGTTGAGTCAGCAAACCGTGATTACAGCTTCAAAGCCAAAGAATTTAACCAGAGCGCAAAACTACCGGAGTTCCTGAAATGAACGTCAAAGACCAGATCATTACCGATTCGTACGCCATCTATAACAGCGATTGCATGGAAGTTTTGCCGACGCTGCCGGATGATTCTATCGACCTGTCTATCTATAGTCCTCCTTTTGCTGGCCTGTACAACTACAGTTCAAGCGAGCGTGATTTTTCCAATTGCGAAAGCAAAGAACAATTTCTTAATCAATACGAGTTTTTGGTTGCTGAAATTGCCCGCGTAACAAAGCCTGGGCGGATTACTGCTGTTCATTGCACAGACGTTTTCGATAATTCTTGCCGTTTGTGGGATTTCCCGCATGAAATCATCCGCATCCATGAAAAGTATGGATTCCAATATCGCAACCGGATAACCATCTGGAAGGAGCCGCTAAAGGTTCGTATGAGAACGATGGTTAAGAGCCTGATGCACAAGCTGATTGTCGAGGACTCTACGCAGTGCTTCACAGCGATGCCGGATTACGTGCTGATCCTGACCAAGAAAGGCGATAACGCAACGCCAGTGACGCATCCGAACGGGCTTACGCGTTACTTCGGCGATACGCCAATTCTCCCGAACATACTCCAGGCATGGAACAACGCTAACGGCACAAAGATTACCGCCGAAGAATTGTGGGATCGTCTGAACACTTCGTTCGCAGACCATCAAGACCCTAAGAGCAACAAGCTGTCTCACTACATCTGGCAGCGTTACGCATCAAGCGTCTGGGACGACATTCGTATCGATAACGTACTTCCGTTCCGCGATAGCAAGGAAGAAGACGACGAGAAGCACGTTCATCCTTTGCAACTTGATGTTATCGACCGGCTTGTCGAGCTTTACAGCAACCCGTCAGAGGTTGTTCTTACCCCGTTTATGGGCGTCGGAAGCGAGGTCTATAGCCCGGTTTCTCTTGGGCGCAAGGCTATCGGAATAGAGTTAAAGGATAGCTACTTCAAGCAAGCAAAAATTAATTTGTCGCTCGCTGAAGGCCGATTTGCCGACGAAGAGAAACTTAACCAAGTCGATCTGTTTGCAGAGGTGGCCTAAATGAACCTCTGGCAACTAGCCAACAAGCAAGCCAAGCAGATCGGCAAGCTGAAGAACAAGGGAAGCAAGCGCCGCCAGGTGGTGCTGCTTTGTGAGACGTGGAAGAAGGCGCTACAGAAATGACCTACAAGATTAAAAACTGGTCGTCGTTCCAGCACTTCAAAGACCGTCGCCCGCCGTGGGTAAAACTCTATCGCGACCTTCTTGACGATATTGAATGGCACGAACTTGAGCCAAAAGCGGCCAAGGTTTTGGTCATGCTTTGGCTCATCGCCAGCGAAAGCGATGGTGTGTTGCCGGAAGTAAAACAATTGGCGTTCCGGCTCAGAATTTCTCAAAAAGACACTATTCAGCTACTGAATAGCCTTAAACATTGGGTGATTCAAGATGATATCAACCTGATATCAACCGGATATCAGGAAGATATACCAGAGACAGAGACAGAGACAGAGACAGATAGTAGCTTCGCTGTATCACCATCGAAACCGAAATTCTCTGCTGTCGATCATTTGAAATCTCTTGGCGTATCGGATTCGGTTATCGGCGACTGGATCACCTTGCGGAAATCCAAGAAAGCCCCGGTGACTGAGACAGCAATTGCGGGATTGATTCGCGAGTCGGAAAAAGCCGGATGGTCGCTGTCGGATGCTTTAGCGAAGTCATGCGAACGCGGATGGACAGGGTTCAAGTCTGATTGGGTTGTTGGCGAAGCCAAGCCGGCAGCGTCTGCTCAAAATTCGTCCGAGATGGTCACGCTACCTGACGGCCAGACGATGACGCGGGGAATGCTCGATTTTATGAAACGGGTGACGGCATGAGCGCCGATGCCTTGCTGTCTCGTCTGGAAAAGGTCAAGCGCGTCGGCGATGGCGTCTGGCAAGCCTGTTGCCCTTCTCACGATGACCGCTCCCCGTCGCTGCGTATCCGCGAAACCGACGACGGAAAGATTCTCGTCAAGTGCTTCGCTGGCTGTGGGGCTTCCGAGATTGTCGGCGCTGTTGGCCTTACCCTGGAGTCGCTGTTCCCGGAGAAGATGGGGGATCACGTCAAGCGCGAACGTTCGCCTTTCTCGCACCGTGAGGCGATGAACGCCATGCGCCTTGAGGTTACGTTCCTCGCAGCCTGTAGCGTGCAACTCCGCAAGGGCGAAGCCCTCAGCGACAAGGATCACGAACGGCTGATGACCTGCGCCTCTCGGCTGATTGCCGCTGCTGACTACTGCAACGGGGGCAGAGCATGAACGCCCTGGACAAAATCGTGGAGATGTTTCCGAACAGGGTTAGCGATATTGACCTTGCTCCCTACCGTGGCGACGACTATCAGCCTAGGGTCAAACTCGTTACGGAGTACGCGGAAGCCCTGAAGAAGCGAATCCTGCAACGTGAAGCTTTTGGCGACCGTACCGGGTTCGTCTGTGACCAGCATTTCCGTTTTCGCCCTAGCGAACTGACGATATGGACTGGTTACAAAGGGCATGGCAAGTCTGCCCTGTTGTCTCAGACCCTGCTCGGCTTCATGCAGCACGGGAAAAAGGTTTTTGTTTGCTCGCCGGAATTCCATCCGGTCGAATTGCTTTATCGGTTTCTCGTTCAGATCATCGCCAGCAACGACCCTAGCGAGGAAGAGGCTGATGTCCTGATCGAGTTCGCTTCGCGCCTGCTGTGGCTCTATGACGTGCAGTCAAGCCTGAAGCCTCACGATGTCCCGGCTCTCTGTCGCTGGGTTTGCGAATTCATCAAGCCGGATCACATCGTTATCGACTCTCTCATGAAGTGCGGCCTTGCGCCTGATGACTACTCAGGACAAAAGCGCCTAGTGGATCAGGTTCAGTCGATTGCTCATCAGCATCCGGTGCATATCCACCTCGTAGCGCATGCCCGGAAGGGTGATAGCGACGAGAAGCCAGCCAGGCTGCACGACATCAAAGGTGCATCAGAAATTGCTGATCTGGCAGAAAACGTCGTATCGGTGTGGCGAAACAAGCCAAAGGAAAAGGCCCGCAGCCAAGGCGATAACTCCCTGAACGATGCTCCTGACGCGCTGTTTATTGTGGAAGCGCAGCGGAATTGCGGAGGTTGGATAGGAACCGTGCCGTTGTTCTATCAGCCAGACACGATGCTTTACCACGAGGCCGGCAGAAACCCGGCCAGCTATGTCTCTCTCGGACAGGTTGAGGTGGTAATGTGAAGATCACACGAGGCCCGATGCTGGAGAAGTACGCACGCTATTTCAACGTGCCGATTGATGAGGTTGTCGAGTGGGTCAATGCCTACGTCAATCATCCCGGCGATTTCCACAACCCGGAACTGATAGAGAAAACGGAAGCCGAGCGCATGCAGAGCATCAAGGGCTACATCACGATGCGGATCAACGACACGAGCAACGAACGAATCCGCGCCAGCATCGCAGCGGAAAAGCGGGAGGCTGCGTAATGGGCTGGATAGTCAAGAAAATGGGCGACACCCGCCGCCAACGTGCCGGCAAACTGTTCGCCACCTTCCGCCCGATCCGCGAGCTGGTGCGCCAATTGCGTGCCGGCGAGGTAGATACCGTAAAGGGCGTTCCGATCATGCCGGAATGGACGGGCGGATATGTCGAAGTATGCCCCGCGCTCGAAGGCTGGGCATCCTGCTGGCAGCGAATCAACGAGGCAGAGGGGTTGGGTATCACCGCGACCGCTTGCGAGCGCGTAGCGAAGGCGCTGCATTACTCCAAGCCGCTGACTGTGGAAGAGGTCGAGGCGTTCGCGCAGGAGGTTGAGTCGCAGGCAAGCGTTTATGCCGTGCTGCCGATGTCGGTGATTCGCCGGCACATCCTCACGGAGCAGGTTTCGATAGAGCTTGAAGCGATGGGGGTGGCGGCATGACTGCAAAAGAACGCCAGAAGCTGCAGCGCCTGGAAATTGAGAACCGGGAGTTGCGACAAGCACTCAACCATTCGCAGGACGTTGGCCGAAAGATGCTTTACGAAATCGTTGATTTGCGGGCAAAGCTGGAACTTGTGGATTTGGCGTTGCATGGGGGTGAGGAATGAGCGCACAAGCTGACGCACTGATGGACGTATTCGGATTTAAGCGCATCGCCACGCTTGATGCTGACGCCGCTGAGTTTTACGAAGAGCGAGCCGCCATCCTGCAACACATGGCCGGCTGGCCGAAAGAGAAGGCGGAAGCACTGGCATTGGCAGAGGCTCAGGCTTACCAGAACGCAAAGGAAAGGGCGAAGGA